CTTATAATATCATCATTCGGTCGTGGCTCTCTCAGAAACCTCTCAGTAAGTGGTAATTAATCTCCTCCATAAATCTTATAAATATATATCTCCTTTTTCTATTGACCTCTCACGCGGCGATTTTGGTCAGAGCTACAAACAAAACAAAATTGATTTAAAAAAATCAGTAGAAATAATGAATAGAAACTGAGAAAGAAATGGAAAAAATGATGAAAGATTGGAGCTCCACCACGGATTGCCACGCTTGGGTTGAGAGACCCGACGGCTCAATCAAAGACTGGTTCTTCTGTGATTATGATACCATAATCAGAGTCCAAGGTCTCGAGAAAGGAATACCCGTATATATGCCCGATGATAAGTATCACGAGACTTGTATGAGGCAAGTTCGGACTAAGATTAAGGAAATTAAGAACTCGGGTCTTCCGATGTTTAAGAAACCAAAAGATGTTATCAAGTTCTTCTATGACCAACCCGCCGCCGGCAACTGCTTTATGAATGCTTACGCATATTGTTATTTCAATCGTGATTGTAAGCTTCGTATCGGAAACTTCGGTTGGGCTAAGAAGAAGAGAACTAAGAATATCAATACTTGGTTTGAGTTCGGAGACGCAGATATGAAGGAAGATTGGAAATACTATTATCTGAAGTATCCAGCGAATGAGAAGCTCGATATGGAAATCGTCGGAACTGGACCTTGGAATCGACCTTACATAGCTGACTCAGCGATTAATGCGGCGGCGGTGGAGCGAGGAGTATCAAAAGAAGATGTCGAGAGAATGAGACGGAAACTGGCGGAGATGATAGCAGAAGAAGGAACAGATGGAATCGAGATTGTAGATGGAATAACTATCTCACCCGAAGATGTGAAGTCAGATGAGGGTATCGAATCAATCATTCGGAGAGAATACAAAAAGAGAAAGACGGGGTCGGTTTAGAGGGGAGAGTAATTAGTCATATCTATATATAAATAAAATTGAAATATTTTTTATTTAGTTTCAAATAAATAAATAATACCTCACTTAAGGTTATAATGAAATTATTAGAATTGTTCTCTGGAACTCATTCCATCGGAAAGGTTGCTAAGAAGAAAGGTTATGATATAGTATCAGTAGATAGAGATTTAGGTTCGAAATGCCCGTTCGGTTCTGGATATGAATCTGATATCCATCACCAAGAAGATATAATGACTTGGAATTATAAGATATATCCACCTCATCATTTCAAAGTAATCACCGCCTCTCCAGTATGTATGTGGTGGTCAGTATTAAGAAAGAGTTGGATTAATAGAGTCTGTAAGAAGATTCGACCCGATGGTGAACCCGTCTCACGACAAGATATAGATGATGATATCGATAGATATGGAAAGCCTATGGTTGATAAGGTTATGGAAATCATAGATTATTTCAAACCCGAGTATTATTGGATAGAGAACCCCGACGGGTCTGATATGAAACACTACATAACAAAACCTTATTATGTAGTGGATTATTGTAAGTATGGATTGCCTTATCGGAAGAGAACTCGGATATGGACTAATATAGAAGATTTTGAACCTTTGAAATGTAAGTATGATTGTGAGTTCTCTACTATCATTAAGAAAGCAGATGGAACATATCGGAAACTCCATAATAATGCTATGGGGACGATTCTCTGTTGGAACAAGGTTAGCGGAAAGAAAATGGAAAAGAACTCGGGTCAGACTCTTCTCGAAAGATATAGAGTTCCAGAACTCTTAGTAGAGGCGTTGTTAGATAATTGTTTCGAAATCACTTCATAAGAGTTATAGCGAGAGTAATCCTTTTTTTCATTAATTGAGTCATTTTGAATCTCTTACCTTGAAACTCAAAGGTCTTACCGATATCGGTCTTATTAATCCGATTAAGTGATGTCTTATTGAACTTATATGATTTTGGAACTCCGAGCATATCTCTAAGAGCTCCTTTCTTAATTTTAACTTTCTCTCCATCTAATTCGACTATTTGAGTCTTTTTTTTATCTACCATTATAATTAAATGTAAGAAAATAAATTGAGTTGTATTAATCCTCCAACCTATTTTACTAACCAACTACTTTCACCTTTGTCTTTCGGCGAAGGTTTCGGTTTAGAACCTTTTCTTAATGAATAGTATTCTTTACCTCTAATCTTTTCTAAGGTTATTCCTTTGGCAGCTGGATTATTTCTTGCGGCTGCGAAAGCTTCTTTCAGACTACTAAATCGACTATCAGCCGCATTCTTAGTAGCATATCCACTTAAATATACATTTCCATCAAGCTTCTCTAATTTCTTAGATGAACTTTTGATATCCTTTATCTTCTGAAGTCTTTCATCAGCACTCGCCTTCTTCTCTTTTCTCTTCTTTAGATTTCTCGGGCTCTGATTTCTTCTCGGCTTCTTTCTTCTTCTCTTTCGGAGGAGGAACTGGTTTCTGACCTAAGTTCTTACGAGCGGTTTCAGCATCTTTAGTTAGTTTAGCGAGTAGAACCTTATCCATCGGTTTCTTACTATGAACCATTTCGATTATATCTGCTTTCTTAAGTCTTGAGGTTGGTTTGATATCTAATTCCTTATTATATTTAGAGATAACTCTTCGGACTTCACGGACGGGTAGAGCGGTTAGATGTTCTTTAAGTTTATTTCTAAAAGACATTATAATATAAAAAAAGAAAAAAATAATTATTATAAGTTCTTAACTAATGAACCTTGGTCTAATGAAGCAGCGTTTCTGATATAAGTCTGTTGGAGTTCAGTCTTAGAGCGTCTATCAGCGGCGACATTAGTATTTCCACTATTAACAAGTGATTTAATTATGAGAGTATAATCTTGATTCTTGAAGTTAGAGAGGTTGCCGAGTCCGTGAGTATAATCCAATCCGATACCCATTAAATCACACTTACAATTATTTCCGACTCCGTCAGCAGTAGCAGCAGCAGTCTTATTATCTTCTACTATGACTGAATTAGTAAGGTTGAGTGAAGCGGAAGTATGGTCGGCGAGCTTACCATCGAGTAAGGCTCTCTGAAATCTCTGACGAACCTCAGCGTCTCCAACAGCACCGATTGGGTCAGCATAATTGAGAGCAGAGATAGTAGCAGATGGTGAGTTATCAGCAGTAGTAAGAGTTGGATTTGGATTAACATTAATAACGAAATCTTCTGGAGCTCTGATATTATTCTTATCTTGTGTATATGAGGCGAGACCGAGAGGAACTCTGAAGTTAGATTGAGAGAGTTTAATATTATTAGTCTGGTCATCATCGACGAAAAGATTAACGAAACCTTTAACAGCACTAAGGTTTGGAGTGTATGTATTCTGATTAGTAGATGAGTTAACATCATTAATGAGATTGACTCTATCGTTGAGAGCGACTTGACTCTGATAAGAACTGAGTTCTTGCTGAGTTGGAACAGCATATCTTCCTTCGAGTCTTAAGTTTCTTAAGATATAGAATGAGTTATTAATAACTGCGTCGGGTTGCTGAGCAGCATCTTCCTTTCTGAATCTCTGATAGAATACTCCATCGGGGTTAGAAAGTTCGAGAGTAATTAAGAGACCTCCGAGGTGGTCTTCTCCAAGGTGAAGCATCTTTCTATTATTTAAAAGTGATGTATCGATTTTGAATGAGAAGAACTGACCGAAGTTCTCATCGTTGAAGTTCTGAAGGTTAGTCATAGTTCCAGAAGTTGAGGCAGTAGAGTTAGGTTGAGTAAGGTTATGACGAGCAGTATGTTCTGAATTAACTCCAGCGGCGAGATATCTTGTGAGAGGAGTTCTTAAATAATCTTCTTCATTATTTGAATATCCATTCTTAAGGTTAACATACATCGGATAATTATTATGAGTCATTAATTCGACGGAACTCTTCTTAGTCTGAACCATAACTCTTTCTATAGCATTCTGAACTCCAGCCCAAGGTGAGATATTAATGTTAGCATTCTTAGTAAGATTTGCTCCATTATTAGCGGCGAAGTTAGCTTCACCAGCACCGAGAGTGAGAGGAGTATTATCGGGTCCCATAACTACGAGCTGACCCGTGAGATACATCTCTGAAGTATCTAACATACGAGGTTGAGCTGGAATTGAGAACTTAACATTTGGATTTCCATTAAATCTAAATCCGCCAGTAAGAACTCCAGCGGCTGAGGCAGTAGTAGATTGTTCATTAAGTGGAGGAATCGAGAAAGGTATTCTTTGAGCGGGCATTTGATAATATAGTAATATATTTATTTCTGAGAAGCTTTCTCTTGTTGCTTCTGTATAGAGGCATCGATATTAGCGACTTGCTGAGATATTTCATTCTCTTCTATAGTTCTCTGAGCATCATCTATTAATTGAGTTGGAGTTTCGTCGGGGTATTCAATCTTAAGTAATATACTCGAGTTTGGTTCTAATGTTGGTGAGGTCAAATCGGGGTGAAGAACCTTAATAGTTATGGAATTAATAACTCTCGGATTAGAAGTGCTATGAATAATTTGATTCTTATCTGTAATGAAATCTTGATTAGATAATGATGAGATTGGAACTATATCTAAGATTGGTAAGGGGTCTTGAGTCTTAACTATATCCTTAGTAGAGACTACATCTGAAGATATAAGATAATATCCGTGAGTAGATAAGGTTGGTAATCCATCAGCGATTTCTTCTTCTCCAACAGTTATTATCGGAAACATAGTAGCGGAGGTATAACTTGAGTTCTGATAAGCAGCTACATTAACTAAGAAATCTTGTGTGGTTGACCCAGCAGTATTATTATTATATATTTCATTCGGAATATTTACATCACACGACTGGAATAATTGAATATCAGCTGCCTTAATTTTTGGAAGTGGTCCAAAATCATTCTGTTTAGTATCTCCAGTATTAAAAGAATTAAATTGAGTTGATATAGTTGATATAGTTGAACAATCGAGAGATTGGTTAGTAGTGAATCCATTAGTCTTCTGAGTTCCATAATACCAATTCTCTTCCTTCCATCTATCTTCATTCTGAAGTTGGTCATATGAGAATCCAAGGCGACCCCATAAGGTTTTCTTAAATGCTTCTCGTGCTTCATCTTTAGTATTGAAGAACTCTCCAAAAGTTCTTAATTCATCTGATGAATCATTCTCTAATACTCTTGTTCCTAATTCCTTTGCCTTACCGAGAGACCAATTAAATATCTGAATACCACCCGTTCTCGACATCATAGTCTGAATAGTATTATTTAATTCAAAGTAATCGGGTGATAATACTAAGGCTTCATATTCTCCAGCAGCTGGAGCACTTCCGTCGGGTTTCTTATATACACCACTCAAATAGGCTTCTCTCATAAAGTTTCCTCTTTTAATTCTCTTCATATATAATCCTTCCTTACCACTATTTCCAGTAAGGTCATTTCCAAATCTATCGTGAGTTGGAAACTTAACTGGATTATGAAGTCTCTGAAATGAGAAACCCGAAGCAGTATCATTATAATTCATCTGAATATCTAAGGCACCGATTGGAAGACCGATATCAAATATATTATACTTAACATTAGAATCTTCATCGGTCGAGAGTTTCTGAAAGAAAGGGTCATTTGCTTCTCTCGAATAATTAGTAAGACCCGATGGAGGCGGGTGAAACTTATTGATATCGAAATTATAAGTCAAAGTATTTCTATTTGCTGAGAAACCTTGATAATACATCTTAGTAGTAGACCGAGTTAATCCGAACTCATTTCCAGCATCTTTCTTAAAATAATTATATACATTAGATGAAGCTGATAGCGGTCCTTCTGCTGATGAAATATTATCAGATTTACAATAACCTTGCCTTAACATCTCGTAGTGATGAGGTGTAATCATAATAGCAGAAGGTTGGATATAATCATCTTTAGTAAGAGCATTTGTGAAACTAAATCCTTCAAAAGCATTAGTAATTTCAGTCTTATATTCTATTTGGTCTGTGAACTTAGAACCCGCTAATACTCCAGTAAGAGCGTGTCCAGTATTAGTATTAGTAGTTGGAACAGCATCGTTAAATTGATAGAGAGCAGTCCAAAATGGAATAGCACTCTGAACTCCATTAGCGGGGGTATCCATACCAGGGGTATATTTAGTAGCGGGTTGATAGAAAGGTTCTTGAGTAATGATTAATCGATTAGTAGTAAGATTCTGAAGTAGACCTTTAAATATTCCATTATTCTTAAGATTATCTATGAAACTTGCTCCAAAATTATCGGGGTCTTTCTTTCCATTAAATTGGTCTTCGATGAGCTGAGCGATTTGAGATATAGTATATGTTCCTTTCGGTATTCTTATCTTCTGCTTTCCAGTTGCTGGAACTATTCTTATCTCTTCAGCATTATTAGCATTCTTAACAAAGAATACAAAAGGCATTCTATTTTCAGACCTTCCGACTTGTTCATAAGCAAGATTATATTTACTTCCGACTGGAGATAATCCAGTATGAGTCAAATCATCTTTATTAGTATAATATCGAGGCGCTTCATTTTCATTAACTTCATTAGAATATTTCTGATATAAGTTATACATCTCAATATCTGTTCCAGTCTGAGCCTCTTGAACTAATCCTTGATAATCAGTATCAATTCCATAATAATTAAATAAGACTTCTTCTTCAATATCTTCGGATACTTCAATCGACCCGCCCGTGATACCTTTCTTATTAATAAAAGAACTTTGAATACTGACCTTAGTATTCGTTGGAAGTTCTATTCCTTCGTTCAATTGATAAGTCCATATATTATTATTCGAATTAGCAATTGAGCTATTAGCAGCATTAATATCTACATATTGAACTGGCATTTAATATAAAAAGAGAAAATAAAAAGATTATATATTTGAAACAACTATACTCATTCCTCCGCCCGCTACTGAGCGAACATTAACAAGGCGAGTAATACCTACAAAGAATATTATATTAAGTAATCCATTATCTGCTAAGGCACACTGCGGGGCATTAGCGATTCCACTATCAATATCTCCGTGAGGTCTTCTTGTATACTTAACGATAAGAGGGAACTGACCTATCATTCTACCTCCGCCTTGAATAGTTGGTTCTCCGTTAGATAAATCTAATGCTAATACATTATACTTTCCTAAAAGATTTGAAAGAGGTGGAGATAAGAGTGAGAACTCAGTATTAACATCAGATACATATAATGGTTTAATAACTTGAAGGTCATTTCCGAGAACATACCCGAGTTGATTATAATGCTGAAGAGGAGAGTGTTGAGGTGTTGGAAAGACATCGACTCCATTAATATTATACTGGATAGTATTTATGGATACAGCATCTGAGCGCTGACCCATTAAGACTCTTTCTCTATGAGAATCGGGTAAGGTCTTAAGCATCTGAATATGATGGACTTCACTATCGAGAATATTTAATCTGAAGTCTTGTTGCTGATGAACATTAGCAGTTCCAGCATTTAAGGTCTTCTGAATATTAACTACATTCATAAAATCTAATGTGAGACCACCTTCAGCAGCGGTCTTAGCCCGATATTCTTCTTGGACTCGTGAAGGGAAGATTAAGTAATCTACTACTAATTCTACATCTGAATAGACTACATCACCATCAGCTGCGGCGAGCTGTTGGTTATTTGGATTGGCATAGTCATTCTGAGATGCGGCATTAACGAATTGAGAACTATCGGACTCGAATTCGATTTCTAAGAAGACCTTATAGTCTGTGAATAAGAATAATGGAATATCTCTCTTATCTAAGGCGGGTAATAGCATACCGAGAGGGATAGCCATAAGATGATTTCCGTCAGCATCATCGGTAATCTGAAGAGAATTAACGGCGGCTCCAACTCCAGTTGAGAAGTTTCCATAGTTCATACCCGACTTAGTATTATCGGGGTAGATAGCTCCAGTTGGTCCAGCACCGGCAGCCATATCAGTAGTATTATCTGATTCGAGAACTTGATACTGAAGCTGATTTCCGAGATAATGAGATAACTTCTTATTCTGAACATCGGGTTTAAGTTTATATAAGTGATTTAATGTAGCCCACTTACCAGCATCTGAAAGATTTTGGATTTCGAAATCTCCGAAATGTAATTGAACTCTCTTAATAGCTCCGAGAGCTCCGTTGAAACAATTAAGGCGAAGATTCTTAGCAGAAGCAACTCCGTCTTTTGCCTTAAGTTTAAAGGTAAGCATACTGGACTTATCTAAGAAACCAGCGGTATCTAATCTGAATATCTGTTTATAAGTAGATGAATTGATTGGAAAGATTCTCTCTGTTCTGATTTCCATAATGTTCTCCATATCGGTCATCTTATAATCTGTGAGGTCTGCGAGGGACGAACCCATCAAGCCACTATCATTTTCGGAATATGCTGAATAACTCATTTATAAAATAACTATAGAAAATAATATTTATTTCTTTTTATTATTTTTTTTAAGATTTTTTTTACCTTTCTGAAAAATCTCTTCAATATCTCTCTTTTTATTATTCTTATTTGCTTCCTTTTCCATACTTATCGGAATGAAAGATAATACATCTCTCATCGACCTTATCTCTTCGGGCGTTGATTTAGTTTTACTTTTTAACATATAATATATTCAAATAAATTATATTATTTAATTATATAATGAACTTTAATCTGATTTCACCAGAAGGCAACGGATATGAATATACTATAAGATTCAAAGAACCTATAGATATAGAACCTAATTCTAAAATTGAATTAAATTGGGCTGAGTTAACCCGTGGAGGTAAGATAGTCTTAAAAGACCCTGCTACTATTAGTGTAAGTGTTAATTCGAGTGATGTCTTTCCTTCTAAGAACCCCGCAGACCTTTCGGATAATAAGGTATTTCTGAATGCTGGACTTCCTTCAAACTCCTTAAGTGCTTCAATTCCATCGGGTTCTTATAGTTTTACTGAGTTTGCTCTTCAATTCAATTTAGCTTTAGAATCTATTTTAACCTCAAATGGAGCGGCGACTGCTGATAACAACCTTGCTTATTATGAACCTAATAACGATGCTCTTAGATTTAATCTCTCAAGTCAAAATCAATTTGCTATCGGATATGAACTTGGAAATGAATACTTCAATCAGTCCAACGCTTCAGCTCGAAATACTTTCGATGCTACGGGTTCACCCCAAAAGTTTGCGGTCTTCACAGTTCCAGGCACTGCTAAGAGTGATAGTGGATGCTACTATAAGACTGGTGGAGTGAATGGAACATTCGATAGTTTTGCTACTGATTTTAGTAAGAATTATTTCCATTATCAGATGGAGAACTTCCTCCATGTTTACGCTCAATCTAATCTTATCTTTCTGAGAGGAGGACAAGAGATATCTCCAGGCACTGGAACTGGAACTTCGGGTCTTCCAATCCAAGAAGGTCGGATAGTATTCGGATTATATTCGAAAGAATATGCTCAAGGTGTCGGAACAGTTCCAACTCCAAATAGAACAGCAGCTGGACTTGCTAATACTATTTCAGTCGATGCTAATGGATTTCCTCGTAATTTCGTTAATGTAGTTATAGATAAGTATGATGGAAACTTCTTAATACAAGTTGCTCAGAATGCTGGAGGAGAATATATTAATGAGTTCACTTCAATCGGTCCAGAATGTAATATGGCTACTATCTTCAATCAACCTATGAGCACCTTATTCGATGCGGGTTCAGCACCTCAGATAACATTCCAGACTTATATTGAAACTGAAACCTCTAACGATTTTGAGACTTCTCCTCGAATCTATTTCAGAGTATTTAATTCTAAAGGTTTTAGAAATGATACAGCGGGTGATTTAATCTTTGATAGTATAACTGAAAATATGTATATTCCTTATACTTTCCTTAGAGCAGCCGCTGGAAACGCTGCTGGAATCGATTATTCTAATGCTGTTGAGGTTAACTCTCAGATTCCATTTAATGTATCGATGTATGCTGATAGAAATAATGAAGGATTTAGAGTCTGTAGATTTAAGAGTTTCACTAAAGGTATCAATACTGCTACTGAAGCAACCTTTCCTCAGAGTATTATTGAGAGATATACTATAGAACTTTCTTCTCAACTTGCTAAGGCAATCGGATTCGTATCGAAAGTCCTTCACCCGAACGCTATCATCTTCAGAACTACTGACGGGTCTGATGTGAATAATGAAAGTCTTAGTAGAATAGTTAATGCTATAACTGATTTAGATATCAATTGGAAACAAGATAACTATTCAGTCTATCTCGACCTTCCGATTAATTCTTATAAGAATGTTTCAAGTTCTCAACAAGGCGGATATGCTAAGACTATTTTAGCGAATCTTCCAAGTCCATTCTCGACGGGTGTAGTATTAGAACCAGTATCGTCTGATAATCAGAATGTTATATCTACTTATCAACCTTATCAGAGAGTCGTGAATGAAATGAAGAACAATAAATTAGCTATTAATTCCTTAAGAGTTAAGATTATTGATATGAAAGACGAGACTTTATCTACTGAATTAGTTAGTTCGATTCTTAACTTCACTATAACCAGTCCAAAGCAATCTGTTAATTAATTTTATTCTCTTTTTATATTGTATATGAGTTCTAAATTATCCGATGATGATATTAGAAATATTTTAAAAGGTAAGTTTCCGAATCCGAGTTTCAGATTAGAAGACCTTCAGACTACGGAACTGAGAAAGTTAGCGAAGTTTATGGGGCAAGAACTTAAGATAAAAGATATCAAATCATTATCTCGAGAAAATCTTCTGACCGAAATCCGTCGAGTAAGACCGAATATCGATAAGAAAATTGAAGAAGGAGATACGGGTGTAGCGCTTCCAGCGGGTGCGAAGAAGTTAGAGGATTTGAATACCTTAGCACTTCGGAAATTGATATCGAAATATAATAAGGATATAGTAATAAGAAACTATCAGACTCTCGGAAAAGCAGAATTAATCTCTGAGATAAGAAAGAGAGTTCCGATGTTAGAGTTCAAACCCGAAGTCCAAGCACCTCTGAGAACAGCATTAGAACCGAAACCCGAAGTAATTGAACCCGAACTTCCGAAGTTCTCTGAAGAAGAATTAGAAAGAGGTGAAGCGATAAAAGATGAATTAGCAAGAGTAAGACCAACGGGTAAGAAAGCAGTTAGATATATGGATATAGCACGAGCCTTAAAAGAGTTTGCTGGAACTAAGTATGATGTGGAAGGTGAAAATTATAAGGATTTAATGAAGAGAAATGATACAACCTTTAATATAGATGAACTCGGAGATACTGAACAACTTCCATCTATAGCATCTCTCGGAAAGTCTTTTAAGGCGACTTATGATTTAGAAGATTATAAGACTGATAATAAAATCTTATCTGATATCTTCTTAACTCGAGTCGAAAGGTTTAGAGAAAGAGAAAAAGAAGATTTTAGTAGAACTGTTCCTCTAACTTCAGATGAAATAATTAAGGGAACTCTTAAATCTTTTAATCCGAAGGAATACGGAGGTGAGAATAAGTTCTTTTCTTATATTGGAGAGTATAAAGGAGAAGATTATCATCGGGGAAATAGATATGAAATCAAAGAAGGAAAGAGATACCCCAAACC